CGGACATATTTTTCAATTGTTTGCCATCGCCAAATGTTTCCACCGTCGTGACCTCGGTCCTGTATTCGTCCCATTTCATAATTCTCCTATGATAAAAAGTTATTATATACTATTTTGCTATGTTTGTCAATCATTAAGGTCATTGATTTCATAATAAAATTTGATATGTCTATTCTGTTGGATTAACCCATTGAATCTTAATTTTGCGTCTGGCTAACTCATTTAAACACTTTTGTTTTATTTTTGGTTTACCAGATTTATTATTGATATATTCAAATAACTCTTTTTGTGGAGTCTGTTTGATATAAAAATGTTGTGTATTTAGTTTGCCAGTATTTCTGTCTTTAACCACCTGACTTGGTTTTAATTTTGTAGGCATGTACAATCACCTCATTATATTTTATTTATTTCTGCCACCCTTTAATATATTCAGTACTAAAGTTTGCTTTGCTGAAGTTTAATCTGTCGACAAGTTTTAAAGCATTACGACCAAGATGGTCAATAGCAACAAACCCTTCTTGTCCTGTTACTTCAAATCCATCTGCTGTTTTAAGTAATGTTCTTAATCCATCACTATAATTTAATTTAGCAATGACTATCATTTTTGCATCTACTAATAAATTATATAGGGTAAATACTTTGGTTACTTCTTTGAGATTACCTTTAGCAAAATATTTTAAGACTCCGTCACGCACTGCAGCTTTTCTGTCTTTAGCCGCTTGTGATTTAACCTTGTCTATTTCTTTTTGATAATATTCATTAATGAATTTCTGCATATCTTTGATCGCTGCAGGAACGTTTTGAATACGAGAATTTTCTCGTACTTTCTTATTAATGAATGTATTAATTCTTTTATTGAGTTCTTCGTTGTCTTTTAATTCGTTTAATGCGTATGGCTTAATAGTTCTAAATATACGACCAGCATCTGATAATAATTTATTAAATGACTTTGTTTCTGCTGCTGTAAATGTTACTCTACCAGATTGGTCTTTAAATACAGCATCTACATGCCAGACCGTTGGTATTTCTTTAAGTTTTGTTGATATCGCCTTTCCAAAACTTGCTTGCATTGAGTCAAGAGTTGCTCCTCGGTACGTTGTGTGCCAAACCACACCGATTTTGGATCGTTCAATTTGTTTACCGAGGTCTGAGTCTTTAGGTATCGCGTAAACAATGGTATTAGGATGGAAAGTAATATGCGGTTCTCCATCAATATTTTCTGTTTTGAGATCGTCGTTCGTATATAAGAAATCACCTTGCACTACTCCTTCAATACCAAGCTTAGAGAATTCTGCAAGAGCTACTTTAAATTTAGCTCCTAAATCTCCGCTTAGGTCATTATCTATTTCTGCGTTTGTTTTATATAGTTTTGGAGTCTTGTTAAATACTCCTTTTTTAGCAACAAAGAATTTGCCATCCGATGGGTCAGTACCTGCAAAGATTGCAGGAGCGCCATCCCATTTAACTGAAATTTTAACTGGTGCTTTTGTATTACCACCAAGCATATCACGAAGTGCTTGAAGATATTGGAATACATTACGCGTTCCATTAACTCCACCATCTAAGACAGCATCTTCTAAATGTGTCATGTGAAGATTAGCTCCAGCGGCTTCTTCTAAATATGACTTAAATCTTATCATGTGACGTTTCCATTGCTAATTATTTTATCCTCAAACTCTGCTTTAAATTCGTCTGTCATTCTTGCTAGGAAAGATGGTGCAGCTCTAAAGTTGCCTTTATATCTTAATTCGATATGACATACTGGTAAATCACCAATCATTAAATCAAACTTTAACATAGCAGCTGTCGCACCTTCATCAAATGCTTGAACTGCATCTGGTGTTTTTCTAAACCCTACACCTTTATCCTTTAATAAAGAATTTAATTTAACTGATGTTGTTTCGATGTCTTTGTATTCGCCAGGTGAAATATCTACACCTTTACGAGGACCATAATCACCAATACCTGTAACAAGAGCAAAATCAAAATTGACTCGTTTTAATGTTGCTAAATCTGATTTAAATATCAAATTAATTAATTGGTTCGCCATTAAGTCTTTGTTCTTCATAACAATGTCGAACATCTTTTTAAACAAGTTGGCATTACCAGCAACTTTAAGTTGAGCATTGATTAAATCATTTGGAAGACGCTGAACAAATCTTTTCCAAGTTCTGATATTTAATTTTGTTCTATTTTTCTGAATATCTTTAGCTACAGCAGGTGGTACTTTCCATTTAGCAGGATTACGACCTGCTTCTCTAATAACTTTAATATAAAATGCAGCACATGCTCTATCGAGCTGTGTCATCATTGTTCTAAATGAAGTATCTTGGAAAAGTGTTCTAAATGAAGTATTGATAAGTGTTGGGTCTGGTTCTGTGATTCTCTTTTTCTTTTTAAGAGATATACCAATGAAGTTAGCTCTTTTCTTACAAATAAAATCAGAACTATTAAAGTCTTTCATTCCATATTTTGTAATTTGGAATTGTCTAACATCATCGTCCCAAGATTGGCCTGTAAGATATACTTTATCTGAGTTACCATAACCCTTAGCATGAATAGCTAATGCAGCCGATACTGCTTGACAAAGATTAACATAATCTTGTCCATCTAAACTTGCTTTTTGACCATCTGTTGCACCCACAACATTACCAGAGTCAGCTTCTTGTTTACAGAAAGCAATAAGCTCGTCCATTTCTTCAACTGTATTTGGTGCTTTTAATCTTGATTTAAGACATAAAGCAGCTGTCATTAATTCGTTAGGGTCATCACCTGCTTGACCTGCTTTTCCACTAGGTCTACAATTAACATAGATATATCTACTCATATCTTTATGTTTAATTGTAATGTCTTTGTCCATTCTGTCAGCAGCTGGAGAAGGACCTTCTTCTAAATCATCAGTATCAGCAATAATTTGTCTTGCTAGTGTTGCCCATTTAACTCGTTTATTGCCTTCCATGATAGCGAAGAGACCAAGCTTTTTAGTATTAGTTTTACCTGGACGATTATCGAGCTCAATCGCAGCATCGATAGTTGAAATACCATCGCTGATTTTAGATAAAACTTCTAAAGCAAATGATTCTTCGTCTCCACTAAAAGATGGTACATCAATAGGTGCTTCACCTAAAAAAGCTTTAAATCCTAAATCAACACTTTCTTTAGGAACACAATTAGGAACAAGTTTATTGCCCTTCTTTTTCATTCCCACTTGTTTGTGAGATTTCCAGCAAGGGCCGTCTTCTTTTTGTGTTTTGTCTTTTTGAAATGAACTAAAACTTTTCATAATACCTTTGTCAAAAATGTGGTGTTTCAGTTATTTATAAAAATCAAATTAATTGAACGTCGTTGAAAACACCTTTTCTCTTACCTTTGCTACCTAAACGCTGACCGATGTCTGTTTTATCGAACACTGGTCCGTCATCGTCATAGCTCTTCGTCTTTTTTCCAGAGCTACCGCCCGAGCTGTCGTCCATGTTAATATTGTTTTGAGCGCTTTCTTCAAGCTCATAGATTTTCATCTTTGCTCTATCAATACCAACCAAGAACCTACGATACCAACTGATGTCACCCCAACGATTCTTTAATTGTTTGAGCATGAGTTGTCCGAGTTCGTCAAGTTGTTCAGATGTTACTAGACCAAGAATACAGTCAGCAGTATGAGTAATACCCATAGATTCAGATGTATTTGTAAGGTCAACATCAGAGTTGCCGTAACCATCACGGTTGAACTGAGATGATGTTACAAGTGCACAGTTAAACTCCATCGCAAGACCACGAACCTCTTCAGCAATACTCTTAACAAGGTTATAACTACTTGATGCTGCAGCACCTCTTACACGAGATGAAGCACAAATGTTAAGATAGTCAAGGAATATCACATCAGGCTTAAAGTTTTTCTTCTGTTCAAGCTCATTTAGTAAGTGTCTAAAGTGACCAGAATGCACAGAACCAGTAGGATACTCTTTAATAACAAGTTTACCAGTGGTTTTAGTTTTGTATCTGTTGAGTCTTTTTTCATAAACATCTCTTGGAATCTCATTGACTTCGTCCATTGTAATATCCATAATGTTCGCATCAATACGTCGGCCGATTTCTTCTTCTGCCATTTCCATAGTAATATAGAGAACATTTTTACCATACATCAGATGATTAGCTGCCATGTGACATTTGAGTAATGATTTACCACCACCCGTCGTAGCAAGTAATACTGTCATTGATTTACGAGGTAAACCACCTTTGGTAATTTTGTTTAGAATATCAATGTCAAACGGAATCCGCTCTTCTTTTCTGTGGTAATGTTCGTAACGATCTTCATAGTCATTTAAAAAGTCGTGACCGACGCTTGAGTCAAAGCTAATGCCCAAACTATCGGATAGTAATTTTGGAATGCTACCTTTATCATTTTGACCATCTTGGCCATCAAGTATAAGAATACTCTTACGAATACTATTGTACAAATCTTTGTCTTGGCAAAACTTTTCAGTCTCGTCAAGCAAGAACTGAGGGTTGGTTGTTTTGTCAATCTCAAACTCACCCAATAGCTCTTGAATAGTGTTATAAGTATCTTCGTTTAAGTCTTTACGCTTTTCAAGTGAGAGCTTAAGAGCCTCTATGGTGGGAGGCTCTTTGTATTGCTCTACATATTCAGTGACAGAATTAAAGATTTTACGATAAGAGATATCTTCGAAATAATCATCTTTGAGATAAGGATAAACCTTTCGGCTATATTCCTCATTCAGTATCAGATTCGATAGTATCGTCTTCTCTATCATCTTCAGCATCTCCCATTTCTAATGTAGTTAATTTGAATTTTTTCTCAACGTATTCGTTAAACCTTGGGTCAGCAATAAGTCCTTCAAAGAACTCATTGTCTTGTTCAATATCTTTCAGTCTACGCTTAGGGTCAATGATTTCACCCGTGTCCATGTTAACTAAATTATACCACCCTTGATTTGCTTTTGTCAAGTGACCAGATTCAAGTGCTAGGTCAAACAGACTTGAATACTTTTGGATACCTGTGTCATAAAGTACAGTAAATGGTAGTTTAGCTTTTTCTTTAACATACCTAGATTTCTCAATATTAATAGTGAACTTAAACCCTGCAAGGTCAGTACCTTCTTTCTGTTGAGATTTAGAAATGATAAAGATTTGGTTTGCTGAATAGTAAATACCAGTACCACCTGAAACGATGTTCTTAGGGAACAGACCAATTTCTTTATAAGTGTGGTTGATAGCAATCATCGGAATATCTTTACCTGTCAGCTTAGGCGTAACAATTCTGAATAATGATTTAAGCTGTTTTGCTCTCGTCATATCAGCAACTGATTTCTCATTTAAGGCATCATCAACTTCTTTACGAGAAGCAAGGTTACCAATAGAGTCAATCATTATAAAGACTTTATCTCCTTTGTCAATCTCGTTCAAGCGATTTGTGCAGTCAAACTTTAATTGCTCGACGTCTTCGATTGGAACGTGAATAACACGGTCAGTATCAATGTTGTAGCTTTCAAGATATTCTGGAGTAATACCATACTCAGAATCATATAAGATTGCAACACCATCTGGATATTTGTTTAAATAAGCTTTCATGCAATAGAGGCCTAAAAGAGTTTTGAAGCTCTTTGATTCACCAGCTACTACAGTTAAACCTGGAAGTAAACCACCATTGAGAGAACCGCAGAATGCGATATTCACAATTGGTAGTTCTGTTTGTATTGGGTCTTTGGTATTAAAGAAGGAACTTTTTGATAGGACAGTCGACCCTTTGACTGAACCCGCCTTCAACATTTTGTCAAGTAGACTCATAATTATTCTCCGCTAAGTATTTGATGTAGTTTATCTGCAAAAGCGTCAAGTTTCTCATAGCGGTTTGGCCAGTAGATATAATCTTTTTCTGGATTCGCTTTGAGATTATTTAACAATGGAATAATTGCCTCGTACATAATTTGAGCTCTTTGAGAAGCCTCTTCAGCTGATGCTGACGCAGACTCTGCTTGAGCTTTAGTTTCTTGTACGACAGACAACTCATCTTCTGTCATGGCCGTAAAGCCGAAGTCAAAATTTGACATGTCGATTGTTTGTTTAATTGACATACTTTCTCCTATAAATATGGGGACCCGAGAGCCCCCACCTTAGATTAGTTACGAGCGAGCTCTTTGAAAATTGAAAGGTCATCGTCGTCATCATCTACTTCTGATGCAGTTTCTGCCGCAGCTACTGGAGCTGGTGCAGCTTCTTTGATTGTGCTTGAAATATCAAGTCCATCTTCTTGTATATCTTCTGCCTCATACGGTGATGGTGCTGAAACCTCTTGAGTTTCATTAGCAAGGTCAAGAACTCTGTAGAGTTTTTGCTTGAGTTCATCGTATGATTTAAAGTTAGAAGGCTCTACAAGTGCTTGTAGAGAATGCTCTTGATTCCATACACCTTCAAGTGCTTCATCATCATCTAATAGCGGTGATGGTGCATCAAATTCAGATTTGTCATAGTTTGGGTAACCCTCGAACTTACGAATTTTCAGTCTGAAATTAGCACCTTCCCATAGGTCGAATGGATTTACTGGTTCTTCATCTTCAAAGGTAGGATTCATCAAGTCGTTTAACTTATCAAAAATCTTTTTACCGAATGAGTACATAAAGACCTTCCCTTCGTTTTCTGGGTTTGCTGGGTCTTTGACAACATAGATATTTGAAGTATACTTCAATCTACGCTTTTGTTTACGAGCTTGGTCTTTATCAGCATCAACGCCAGAATTCCACAACTTAGAGTTGTATTCAGATACTGGGTCGTCTTGGTTGATAGTAGTCAAGCTGTTTTCGATATACCACAACCCTGTAGGTCCTTGGAACCCGTGGTCCCAAATTCTTACGAAAGGCATCTCCTCATTATTTGGAGCAGGTAGGAAACGAATAATCGCAAAGCCGTTACCAGCTTTATCTCTTGTTGGTTTCCAGAATTTACCCTCGTTTGGGTCTTGGTATGATTTAGTTGAAATCTTATCGAGCTGTGCGTTTAGCGCGTCGAGTGACTTCGTACGATTCTTCTTAAGCGAAGCAAAGTTTGTAGTTGCCATAATAGTTTTCTCCTTGTATAGCGTTATATAGCGTAATATTACAATTGGAAGTGGTCACGTAATATGTCCTTAAACTTCCGTTCATCATATACTAGAAAGGGTTTATACTTTCTAGATAGTCGTATTATATCATGTGAGATAATTTTGTCAACAATTTTTTCACCCCAATAATCAAAAATATTGGCAGTATGAGTTAGAATGGTGAAGGTCTCTAATGAAATCTTCTTCTGACTATACTGAGTCATAATGTAAGGATGTTGACCATCTCTTGATATAAAGTTTGCTGTCCAATCTTCTTGAAGATTTTTCAGCTCGGATTTAAAAGTGTAAGTCAATGACTCTTGCTTTTTCCTCCAGTCGTTATATCTGTCTTGGGCCTCAAAGTCGAGTAATTGCCTAATCCAGATATTCGGATTATTTATAAAATTTGCGAGCATAAAGTTAATAACATCGTCTCTTTTTGATAACTTTGCAAAACTATATGCATCAGGTCTAGTACGAAAAGTTTCTATTGAAGCTCTGACTTTACCATTGTATTTATGATAATCATAGCCATCAGTTGTGAAATGCTTTTTTAGTGCTAGATATTTAATGTATGTTTCAAATCCAGAGTCAGCGAGCATTTAAATTTTCTTTACAATATCGTCTAAATTTGGTTCTTCTTGTTTAACCATTCTCAAACCAATAGCTTCTGTCTTAATCTTTTCTTTAAGGATTGAGCTTTTCTTTACAATTTGAGCTATGGTTTCTATTTCTAAGTTGTTCTTTTCTGCGAAATCTACAAGAGCGTCAATATATGGTACGCCCTTTGATAATTTAGAAGAAATTTCATGGTGTATCTTATCTGGTGTCAGTGCGACAACGGACATATCACTATCTCCTGGTTTTTGTTTTTTTGTCATAATTTCCTGTTATTGTATACTAAAAGCAATGCATTGTCAACATGTTTTTAATATTTTTGTGGATAAAAAAATGGGCCTATTTCCCAATAAGCCCATATATTATAACACGTTTAACCGCGTTTGTCAACCATTATTTTTAGTACCAAGAGCTTAATAATGTAGTCAGGTAATTTGCTTAACCGTGATATAATTACTCTTAGTTGTTAGAGCGGTGACTGCTCTTCTGTTATTTATACAATAAATAGTTCTTGTTCTTCGCAAAGCAAAGGGTCCATAATAAACTCTTCGAAAGTGCACATCTCAACATGATGTTGTACTAACGGAAAGCTTCCGTATCCATAGCCTGGGTAATGAAACGGTGTGTAAAGGTCTGGCCAAATTACTGGTGAAAGAAATCCGACCATACTCATAACGAAAAAACTAATTGCAAGAAAGCCATAACAAACAGCTTTAATATTCATTATTCTACCTCTGATGGGTCCTTGCTCAAATCAACAACATAACCTTTTGCTTCCCATTGCTCTAATGTTCGGCATCGTGTTTTACGCTGTTTTAAGCCATTGATTCCTACTGTTTCTACTCTTGCGCAATATAGACCTTCGTCATTCATTCTTGCTACATAATCTTTTGGTTCTGCGGTTGCTGTGGACACAAATCCAGCTGACAGTAAACTAACTGCTACTACAAAGTTTCTCATGTTTGTTGTTCCTTTTAACTGTGGGGGTATAAATTTTGGTTTGTTACTCTTGGTAACACAATTATATATAACAGCTAGACCTATTTTTATATTAAAGTTTTGTTAAGGTTTACTATAATGGTTGGAAATACTTAGACAAAAGTTATACTTCTTCAAATAAAACATTCTCTACATATTGGTCTTTACGCTCTTCAGATATTCCCATTGCAAGAATAGAGCTGTGTAGCATTTTATTCATTTTCTGATTACGACAATATTTGTTTTGTGCTTCAAGTGTGTTGAGTTCTTTGTCTTTAGCATAGGTTGGATTATTCATTTCCATACAATAAAACGATGCAAGATTGTGAGCCATACTACAAAGTTGTTCTGTTTCTTCACCTTCGCGAATACTACCTGCACCAACAATATTAGGACTGAAGATTTCCATAGCCCAATCAGGCATGACTCTAGCTCGGGTCCATGTTAACCCCTCAGTCTCGTAACTAAATTTATCTAGATAAGGGTGGTGACCACCAGTAATAGGAGAATAGTCACAGAAACACCCTGAGATTTTTTTCGGATTAGCTACAATATCTAAACCAAATATAGGTAAATCAATATTCTCTCTTGGAAATATATTGATGTGCATCAACCAAAGTTTGTTTTTACCCACAGGTTCTATTGTTTTTAAATGAGCTTTTCGTATGGTATCGCTTTCCCAAAAATAATCACTCCAACCTTCAAGGTCTGCGACATGTTTTGGATTCTCAACTTCTTGCATGTGAGAGCTAAATAAGCGCCTTAACTCGCCTGACAAGTTTCTCAACTTATCAAATAATTCTGATTCTATCATTCGTCGAATTGGTTTAGTTCTGCTAAGATGGTTTCACTACTATCATAATCTTCTGGATTATCGTGATAGAGTTCTATAAGTTCAAAGAACATACGCTCTGCGAATTCAAAACAAATTTTAGCTTCATCAGCCATACTGTCATCAAGTAATTCTCTTACTCCAGCGATCAGGCCTTTGCGATCGTCAAACTCATACATTGCTCCACTACCAGGAACATGTTTCTTAATAATTTGACCACCATGGGCATCACCGAAATGTCTTACATATAAATGTGCTAACAGTCCAGTATTGTTTTCGTCTTCGTAGAGTACGTCAATGTGCTTTTGATATTCAACTACACTTTTAAGTGGTTCCTCAACTTCTTCTAAATCGTACATGTTTTCAAGTTCAATTAAATCGTCTTCGATTTGTGTTGACCTAAAAATAGATTCAAGTTCAATTGGTATAGAAACTGCGCTTTCAAGTGCTGAATAATTTGCTAATTGTGCAGCTAGATATTGTTGATATAGTCTTGGTGGGATATTACCACTCAATAACATATCTGCAAATTCTGTTCTTTCTGCGTTATCGTGATGCTCTTTTGTTAAGGCTTTAAGATTGTTTGACATGACCACTCCATTATATTATCTGGTTTTCACAAAGTTTATTTATAAATAGTTGTATAGTCATGCTTATTTGAAATAAAAATAAAAGGAGAATTTGTATGCTAAATTTAGATATGTTAAAAGGCTCAGTTAATTTAATTAAAGACTGGGTATTGGATAGAGTCGGAGAAAGAACATCTTGGGATGGCGGTTTAATCATTGCTGTCTGTGGTGGATATCTTCTCTTCGGTGGAATTATAGAATTAGTAGCATGGGGTGGATTACTCTATGGTGCTTGGACTTTGTGGAAATCTGAAAATGTCTGATGAAGAAAAGAAAGTAAGTGAACATCACCCGGCTGATACTAACGGAGACGGAAAGGTCTCTAAAGTTGAGCACGATATGTATCTCGAGTTTAAAAGAAAAGAACTTGAAGATGCAGACGCAATGCGAGATGCTCAACGTAAGATGGCTTGGTTTTCATTGTATGGAATGCTAGCATATCCTGTCTTAGTAATTGGCTCAAACATGGTTGGTTACGAAAAGGCAGCTGATATTTTAGGTGATATGGCAGGAGTATATTTTATTGCTGTTGCTGGTATTGTTGCTGCATTCTTTGGTGCGCAAGCATGGACGAAGAAGTAAAATCGACCTGTTCGCAATGCAAAAAGAAATATCCGGTGCTACACATGGTTCGGATACGTTTAAAAACTTTATGTAATAAATGTGCTAACCATGTTGTACTAACTGATAAGTACTTACAGTATTAAGATAAAGGGACTTTATAGTCCCTTTGCTTTACTTCTCTACTGAGTGTAGAGTTTCAATTTTGACAGTGTCGTGATAATCACCATCGGAAAAATCTCTGATTGCTGTTTCTTTATAAAGGTAACCATCTTTAACTCTATACGAAACAACTTCTTTTCTGAACACACCTTCCATTTTGCTTAACGAAGTTTTAAATGGTCCTTCGTTATATGCATCAAATGGTTTGGTTGCTTCATCAATAATTTTCTTTTTAATGTCTGTTAGTACTTCGACATTGTGTCCTTTATAGTTCATATTATAATTCCCAATTCACGTGACCAGATGGTAAAAATGATTTAGTGAATCCTGCATCTACCATCTGTTGCTCGACGTAGGTATCACGTTCTAGGTCTGAGATTAAATCCCATCCCATTTCTGTACTACCAGGATTTTCTGATAGCCATTGTTGTTTTGCTTTTTCCAAACATTCTAATACCGTGTTCTCACTCGGGTCGTTATCAGAAAGTGGTTGTACTTCAATACCTGATGGCATTGTAACTAAATTAGGTGTCCAAATTTCTTCGCTCATCTTAATCCTAGCATCCTGTAATTAACTTGATAATATCCATTTGAATTCATAACGACTGCCTCTGGCATATATTCTTTGACTTCTTGAGCTAATACTCCAGACGAGATTCCTCTTACACCAAGAGAATTTGCAAGTTCGTTCCATTCCCAAGTATATGTTCTGTGTCCTTTGACATCACCAACATATTTGATATTTGTTTTAAGTCTTTGGTCTGACCAGATAATCCAATAATATCCAAGAGTTGTTCTATATCCACTCACTCCGTTATGAGCTTGCATAAAGTAGTATCTTGTTCCACCAAACCATCTCATTACGTTTGATGTTGACCAAACACTTGAAAATTGTGATGGATAACCTGTAGATGTAGAATTACCATAATAGTATGTTGAAGTTCCTATTGGACGACCATAATCTGTTGTTGTATATGGTGGAAGCGTTGGATTAAAGCGAATATACCATCCACTTGAATAGAACCAAAACTGAATACGTTCTGGACCAGGTCTTTGATTAAATCTTGGTCGACCACGAACTCTATGGGAATTACTATCTGACATAGAACCCCAAGCCCATGAACCATCTCGGCTTCGATATTCTGAATTATAGATAGGATTAGTTCCGCCATAGTATTGCTGGAGCTCTGAATAATATTGTGGATTTCCTGACCTTGTTGATGGCATCTAACTTACCTTGATATCTATATCTTTACGATAATATTTAGGCGCATCAATCTCTACAGATGATGGGCAGGTGACTGTGAGTGTTGGTGCAGTATTAACTGATTGACCATTAACCCATATATAAGTATCTTCTGTTGGAATGTCTGAGATGGTCACTGAGGTATTAGCAGGTACGCTTATGATGTCATAGTCATTAAATAATACAAGTGTTGGTTCGTCGGATGCATCTGCTCTTCCAATAACTGGTGGCATTCCACTTTCTGGGTCTGTAATACCTTCGACTGTTGTATTTGAAAAGAAATCTGCTTCTGTATGTGGATGTGAATATGTTAAACTAACTTCAGTTTTATCCATTACTGTGTTAGCAGTAAAGTCCCACCATTTAGTTTCGTTAGTGAGGTCGTCACCATCTGGTATTCTGACTACATAGAAATTTGTATTGGAAATATTCCAATCGCCAAAAGTCTCGATAGTATCATCGGTCAAGCCTTCGAGTTGGCTATCAATACGACCTGATATTGTGTTGGCTGCAAAATACATTATTGTTTGTCTACTTGTTTTTTAACTAAGTCTCTTACTTTATCGAGCTTATACCAGAGTCCACTATACATAGTTTCTCTACCATCGCCCCAGTCAACTATATAACGTTTATATCCGTAAGGACGCTCTGAAAATATGCGAGCGGTTTTATAGTTATACTCAAATAATCTCATTAGTATTTATCAGTCAATTAACAGCTGAATCAATCCAGATTCCCAGTTTTCTGCAACATCATTTGCATATGATTTGCTTTTACCTGGTAGCTTACGGGATTCTACCACTTTTCCGTTTTCAATTAGGTCAACAACAAACATTGTGTCTGGTCCACCTGAGCCTGAGTTATTGTTTCCACCCACAGCTTCTTTACGAATTGAACTTGTTCTACTCACCTAATACCTCCCAACCTTCTACGGTATCTAATCTAAATGATCGCCATGCGTCTTTGTCTAATGACCATACTGGAAAAGCTTCAGTATCTGTACCTGTTACATTTACTTTGGTTGTTACACCGTTTGCTTCCAATACCACGGGATTGAGAGTGCATGGCATGACTCTTAATTCTCCTGTGTCAATTTTACGAAATGATACTGTTACTGTACCTTTCTTTAATGCTTCTAGCAATTTACCTTTTTCAGTTTGTTCCATAATATATTCCTTAAGTTAAATTTGTTACTAAATTCATTGCAACTGCTGTTCCGCTGATACTTGAGCCAATCATAATAGCTCGATCGCTCCAGGCCATTCCTACGAATACCCAACAACAACTTGCAAGTAAATATGCAATCTGACCTGTTACTGTTGCATTAGCACTTATTAAAAATACTCCTGCAACACCTAAAATGGTTGCTGCCCATTTGACATACCAGTCTGGTGTACCTGTAGGCGTAGTAGGTGTTAGGTCTTCCACCTCACTTTGCAACTCAGCGAGTTCTTCTCTTAATCGCTTTCTTTCTTTGGAAAGTTCAGCTGCAAGACTTCTTGCTTTACTTTCGCTTACAAGTTGCTTAATTTCTTCTTGTGAACTTTCCATAATATACTCTAAATTGGCCTCCTCTGAGAGATTCGAACTCCCGACCTTCTGGTTCGTAGCCAGACGCTCTATCCAACTGAGCTAAGAAGAGATGCTTTGTTTCTTAAAATACACATTGTACATTTAATGAAACAATTTGTGTTATTATAACACGTTAATCTTAATTTGTCAACCCTAATATGTTTTGCCAAAAATTAATCCAAAATTGTCCGTGGTCTTTCATAATACCCACAGCTAAGAATGACCATCCGACTCCGTTTAAAAGTATCAGTGCTCGGTCTTCCCACATAATCGAGACCCACATCCATAATCCAATACCAATAAAACTAAAATATAAATCTAATAAATGATATTCTGAGCCTGATGAACGGAAAATAATAGCTGATAGTACAAAGAATGATGCTGCCCATTTGACATACCAATCAATCTTTCTCTCACCCTTTTCACTACGAATCATTAAGTTATTTCAACCTCTTCAGTAATATTGGCAACTGGCATATCGACAATAATACCATCAATACGGCGAATATACATTCTGCCATCTTCTTCTCGTTCTTTTGTTCCAACCACTTCTAAAACGACGCCGTCTTTGATTTCATGATTGTAAGTAATTCTATATTTACTCATAAGTTTTTTCCTCTAATTCTAGTAATTCTTTTGTTTGCATCCAATTGCTAACATTAAAAGCTTTACCATACTGACCAAGTTCAATAATCATTTTAAGTGGATAGTCATTTCCACCATGATGGCATTTATCACCAAAGAAATATAGCTCATATTCTTCATGTAAATCATTAGCTATAATGCTTTTATTTGTTCCTTTTGGGTATATATCAATAGAGATTTGACCACCTACTGAACACTGTAAATCTGAAAATTGTTTTTCAATTACTTTACAAAAGACTTCTCTTTCTTTATTTACTTGGTCCCATTTATAATATTCTTCTCGTTGCTCTCTTGAGCAATCACGGCCTATAGTACTTAAATTAATCATACCTGTGCGAACTTCTACATGATTACTTGTTTTAATTGGGTAACGAGAGTGATGTACTTGATTTTTTAAAAATTGTTTAATTTCGTAAGAAGGTTTCCAATCACTTGATTTAATACGTCGGCTACCTTTCCATACTTCTGCACCATTACATTGATACACAGCTTGACAAGCATCGTATATTTCAAAACCAACTTGTTCAAATGTTTTTGGCTTATCAGAACCTGTAATGAGATAAACAGGATTTGCTTTTACAAATTTTAAAAATGTTTCTTTAAACTCTGGAGCCATTACTCCACGAGATGGTGTTAATGTACCATCGACATCAAAAATATAAGCTCTTGGTTTCATAGAGATTTAACTAATAAAATAATGAGAGCCCACAACGGAATTGAAATTGACAGTCCCCAAATTAAACCTTTGGAAAAATTACCATCGTCATAATTTTCTAGTGGAATGCCTTCGTACCTTTCTTCTTTTTTCATAATATATCCAAATGGTGGAGCTGACTGGAATCGAACCAGCGACCTTCTGCTTGCAAAGCAGATGCTCTCCCTACTGCGCTACAGCCCCACGATGTTTTACATAACCTTTTTTCATCGCCTTCTTGCGGTCAGTATGCGTAACAGGTTTATTGAACTTATTCAAGTTCTTGGCTACCGGATTGAATTTCATTTTTTCCATGTTTCCTAAACCTTTTGTTATATTTACGCTTAATTTTTTTAGCGACCTTTGACCTTTCTAAATATTTATACATCTTACGAGCTTTTGTAAGAACGTCAAATTCGTCTCCGCCCTTTAATGGAATTCTGTCTTTACTCATTTCCATTTCCTTCTGTTTGGTGGGACAGGAAGGATTCGAACCTTCGACCAATTGGTTAAAAGCCAACTGCTCTACCACTGAGCTACTATCCCAAGTTGGTACCTCGAGCCGGACTTGAACCGGCATGACCTAATGGTCGAGGGATTTTAAGTCCCTTGTGTCTACCAATTCCACCACCGAGGCTTTATTTGGCCGACCCACCAGGACTCGAACCTGGAACCTACAGCTTAGAAGGCTGTTGCTCTATCCAATTGAGCTATGGGCCGAATTGTTGGTGCCGGCAGAGAGAATCGAACTCCCGACCTGATGCTTACAAGGCAACTGCTCTACCTGCTGAGCTATACCGGCATGTAATCTTCTATTAACGGCTTCCTTAGTTCTCTTGGATTGTCCATATAAACTGCATATTGACCATACATTTTTGTCAATACATCATTCTCTTGGCATAAGGCTTGAAGCTCTTTACGTTCTTCAACTCCTCGTAGCCATACACGATGGTCGTCACTATAATTGTAAAACCAATCGTGTTGTTCTAATTTTTTGTAATACTCTTCGATAGTCATTCTTCGTTTAACTCCTTTTCGAATGTTATTACCATTTTGTTCTGTAAGCGTCGGGCTTCTTTTTCCCAAGGGGCATCCCAATACTCTGTTTTTGTGTGGTCCTTACCTTTCCATACAGTAAGAGCCGAGTCAAGCTCATTTCGTGCAAATTGTTTTACATGCACCATTTCGTGAGCTAATGTTGCCATCCAATTACCATAAAGAGCGACATCGATAATAAAGTTTCGATTGTCGACAGCTTCACAATAACCTTCAGCAGTACCATCAATAAAAGCTTTATGATGGAATCGCACTTCAATGTGTGATTTAAGTCTGTCAACTTTTAATTGTTTAGCAAACGACTGAGTTGCTAATAAAGCCATCCCATGTAAATCCAAAGAAATTTTACCACCTCGTGGTCCAGTCATACTTACAATCATTATATATTCCTATGCAAGAAGTGCAATTAAAAGGACTAAAGTAAAAATCGTGAATGCATATTTGTACATAAACTCTAGTCCCACAATGATAATTTTAATTCCTAATACAATAAAGAATGCTGATATTAGAAAATAAAGAATTATGTCCATTAATAAGTGTCGCTAAATCCTGGTTTGCTTTCGTACCCAATCTCAAGAGCTGGGTTAAACGAGTCTTCGTTATAGTAAAGGTCGAATGGCTTTTTGTCACGAGCCAAATTGTCTGCAGCACGTTCGTTTTTTGCTGCTTCTTTCATAGCTTTAAATTGAGCTTTCTTGGCATCTTTATCCATTTGCTTTTTAATAGCTTTGAGCTCTTTCATTACAGCGTTATAACTTGCTTTTGACATTATGCTACCTCCGCCATAAGCTCTTCGAAAGCTTCTTTGATGTAAACACTTACCAAAGTAGACCTACCACCAATGTGCCAGTTATAGTCTTGCTGAGTTCGAGCTGTAAGACCACCATCATAATCTTTCCAATTATAAATGGTAACTTCGTGCTCTTCGCCAAAGTCTGGCTCTGTGATTTTAAGATTCCACTCAACATCGACTTTTCCGTCGCCTGATGTTTCAGTGTATTGAGGTTCGCCGAATGCTTCCACGAGAGCATCGTAAGATGCTGTCATGTAACCTTGTAGAGATGTGCCACCGTTTGTGTAGCTTTCTTTCACTTTATAATTCATAATATAGTTTCCTTTTCCATTAATTTATGAGTACTATTATAACCGGTTGTTTTGTATTTGTCAACCTTTTTGTTATAATTTTTTGGAATAAGGATATAACTTTTAGTCTCTTTTAAGAATAGACCTAGTTAATCCACCAAATGCCCAACAAAAATAAATGAACAAAGGAGTAGCAATCATTAACCTGATGCTATCTTTTGTCATGTTTACAGCTTCCATAGCGAAGATGAGCCCAGCGAATGTGGCTCCAATTCCAGCAACAAGTGCTATTCCAAATCCAGCATCTTTTGCTGCTTCAATAAATTTCTCTTTCATATTAAACTCCGTGAGTCATGTGAGTGTATGCGTCCTCACAATTAGATAATAATTCACCGCACATACAGGTGTCTTCTTCTTCGTTGGAAGGTGCTCCTACTGCAGCTCTAATTTCTGCTTCAGATGCATCTTCCTTCAAACCAAATTCTTTGTAATAATCAACCATGAGGCCCTCCTATGAGGTCAAGCCTCTGATTAACTAACTCTTCGATTAGTTGCTCTCTCGCATTAGACCTTAGTGCTAATGCCCTCCACGGTTGGCCGAGTTCAAACGCAATTTCAGCATTTGTCATTTCAGATACTTCGTCAGCCATATTTTCGAGTATCATATCATTATGTAAACAGCTCATTTTTTTTCTCCTTTTCCTTAAGCTACTTGAGAAGATTCAATCCACACCCATTTCCATGGTTCGTGGCATCCGCTCACACCGATTGCAGAGTTGTCACAGCCTCTACCATCAGCCCAAATTTCAAGTTCAACACTATCAAACTCAGATTCGTTGATGACCATTTCAAATTCTTCAAAGTCACCCCAAAGGCTTCTTTCGAAGTTTTTCTCAATTACTTTAACTTTCATGCTATCAATGCTAAGCTCTTGTATAAATGCTCTGCATCGGTCGCCATTCAGTTTGAATAGTACTGTGTCACCTTTTTCAATCATGTCGTTTCTCATAGTATTTCCTTTTTCCATTAATTTATAGGTCTATTGTACATGGTTTTGTATCGTTTGTCAACCCTTTTTGTGAAAAAAGTTTAATTATTTTCAATATAGTCGTTAGCTAAAGGGAAAATGTTCGCAATTACTCTTGCACATTCTCTTGCGATTTCCATGTGTTCAAGTTGAGTACCATTGCCACTACGTAGCTCAATAAAATGAATCCAACTACGAAGGGTACCATTAACATACATACGACTGATGGTGTTTCCCTCTGGAAGTATTGCACGTGCCTGCTCCTTAGCGATACCTTTATCTATCGCCCATTTGTATAGTTCTTTGACTTCTCGTACGTGCGACATCTGCCTCATTCGCCATTCTTCAGCGATTCGCCTCTGTTGCTCGTTGTCTTTATCTATACTCATAGAATTTTGTCTATTCTTAGGGTCTTGTAAACGAGCTTCTCGTATTTCAAAAGATAAATCGTCAGTAGGGTCTGCATATCGTTGGCTGAACTCTTGGAATGAGAATGACCTATGTCGTAAGATTTGACGAGCAATATCACGAGTTGTTTCAATTTCTAAACATGCTGACACCATTTCTAAGGGTGACCAATGTTTATGTTTAATAAGGTACTTAACAAGCTTTTCACTCGTTTCTTTATTATTCTGATTAGATGGGTTACTTACCCGTGCACAATAAGCTACTAAATCAAGAGCTGACTCATTGAAGTCTGGAGCTTGTGAGTGGGAGATAAGTTTTACTTTCATATTGTATTTCCTTTATACCATTAAAGTTGATAAGAGGATTCTAACACAGTTTGTAGTTGTTGTCAACCTTTTTCTGCAAATTGATTAGAACCATTGGTTATATGTATATTCTAAAATAATATAAAAATAAATGAAAAAAGTTGTTGACAATTTGGAATTGTTGTGTTAGAATGGTACCATCAAATCAAACAAGAGAGATTTTTTAGATGAAAACTGAAATTATTGAAATCAACATGAACACCTTTACTGGTTCTATTCCTGCAGGGTTTGAGCTCGTGGAATACGAAACTGGTACTGACCCACTTGATGGATGTGTTCTAATGGGATTCGACGAAGTTGGTGCTTTCTTCAGAAATGGAAGCCACTGTTTCCTCAAAATCTCTTAAAAATGAATGTACCTTATATATACATGTACGCGTACGAGGAACAAAAATGAAGTTAGAAGAGTATTTTAAAGTATTAGATGACTTAAGAGCAAGTGGAACAATTAACATGTTCGGTGCTCCTAAAGCTCTACAAGATATGTTTGGGCTCAGTAAAGCCGAAGCATTTGAAATTTTTACAGCATGGACTGAGGAGTTCAAAAATGGACGTAGTTAAAAACATTGAAGCAAAGGTTGAAGCAATCCGAGATGCAGAGGCAGCTATGCTAACTCTTAACAAGCATCTTGGTAAAGAGCATTTCTCAAAAGAAACTCTTGCTATGCTATCTGAGCTTAAGGTTGACTTATTTGAAATACGAGATGCCCAAGAGCATCTCACTGAGACTTTTGGAGCAATCCCTGGCTTTGGCTAATTTGAAATTGTTTCAACTTTTTTACCAAAAAGGGTTGACAAATCGAAAAGAACGTGTTACAATAGTCTCATATTAAATTAATGGAAAAGGTAAACAACATGAAAAAATTAGTAATCCACACACAATATCTCGAAAACTATGCGGCTTGGGACTGGGATGGCCAGGGTCGATGCCCAGATGGTTGGAAGCCTAAGGGTGGCTCTACTTATGTATTGCCTAACTGTGGTGCGGATGTTGATATGGATGCGGTGGTTAATGCTGTTTCACCTCACATCACAACTAATAATGACCACACTCGTGAGTACATCACTGTTGTGGAAGTTGTTGACTTCAACGAGAAAGTCTGCGAAGACTGGGAAACTATTACTGAGTTTTCGCTTATGGGCGAAACTCCAACTTTCATGAAAGTCACTGACAATCGTGAAGATGGTTGGATGCGTAAAGAGATTCTCGAGAAAATCGAGACTTGGACTATGGGCGAAGGCTATATGGACCGTGAGAACTACTCTGTTGAGTTTCTTATGGAAGACGGAGATTTCTGTCATAGCAATGACGAACTAACAGAGTGGTTAAACACTCGTGAGGCTGCTTAATGGCAAAACAAGAAGAATTTAGAATACTGACGGCTCGACAACATGTTCGAGAGCGTATCGGTATGTACATGGGCTCAAGCTCTAAAGAGTCCATTGAGCGTTTTGTATTAGGCGAATGGAAAGCTGTAGAGTATGTTCCTGCTCTCACCAAGATGATTGATGAGATTTTGGATAATGCTATCGACGAAGCTATTCGTACTAATTTTAAAAAGGCAAACAAAATTAATGTTACTGTTAACGAAGCAACAAATACAATTACAGTAACTGACAATGGCCGTGGTATTCCTCACGATAAAATCCACGATGAGCAATCAGGCAAAAATATACAAAGACCAGTTGCAGCTTGGACAAGAGTCAATGCTGGTACTTCGTTTGATGATGAAAGGGTGACTATTGGTACTAACGGTGTTGGTTCAGCAGCAACCAACTTTTTATCTACATCATTCCAAGGTAAAACTTGGTCTGGTGGCAATTTACTAGAAGTAACATGTACAGACGGGGGCAATACAATAAATGTCAAACAAAAGAAAAGAGCAGGAAGTGGAACGGAAGTTTCTTTCAGCCCAGACTTCAGCTTATTTGAGGTTGATTCGTTACAAGCTTTATGCACGTTGGATTTGTTGGAAGACAGACTTATATCTTTATCGATGTCGTTTCCAGAAATTCGTTTCTCGCTTAACAACAAAAGAATAGCAATAAATGATTTAAAGAAATATGCTTTACAATATAGTGAAGATACAGTTATTGACAAGAGTGACAATCTGTCATTCTTCTTTGCACCATCTGAAGATGGATTTAGAACTACCTCTTATATAAACGGTGTTAACACACGACAAGGTGGAATCTATGTAGAGCATCTTGTTAACAACACTGTTGATGAGCTGATTACGCTTATCAAACGTAAACATAAAATTGAAGTTGCAAAGACAACTATTAAAGGTGGACTTACATTCGTAATGTTCGCAAGAAACTTTGTGAATCCAAAATTTGACTCACAAACAAAAGAGAGATTAACTAACTCTCTCGCTGAGGTTAGAGCTCACTTAGAAACATGTGACATAAAGGATTATAATTTCCTTGCTCGTAAGATACTGAATACCCCAGTTATCATTGACCCAATCATCGAAGCTCAACTTGCTAAGAAAATGGCAGCTGACAAACGTGCTGCAACAATGGCTCAAAAGAAATTACGTAAAGTCAAAGTTGCAAAACATATTGCTGCAAATAAAGATGATGCTACATTGAAGATTGTTGAGGGTGACTCAGCTATGGGATTCTTATTAAAGGTAAGGGACCCAAACAAGGTTGGAGCATTCCCATTGCGTGGTGTTATTATGAACACTTGGGATATGAAACCTGCAGATGTTTTAAAGAACAAAGAGCTATCTGAATTGGTGGCCGTACTAGGACTTGACATCAACGATCCAGACAGTGTTGACAATATATCATATAAACATATTGCTACATTAACTGATGCCGACCACGATGGTATTGGTCACATCAGTCCACTGTTGATTGCATTCTTTTATAAGTTCTGGCCACGACTACTTACTGAGCACAGAGTAAAAATTACTCGTACTCCAATTATGATATCTACATTTAAAGATAAAGTTGAGTGGTTCTATACTTACGAAGACGCATCTGAGTTCAAGCAGAAAAATGGTAATTGGAAACATCGTTACATCAAAGGGCTTGGTTCGTTGACAGAAGAAGAATATGATGTTATAATTAACCAACCAAGGTACGATACTGTTTCAGTAGACGATGCCGGACTTTTCCAAATGATGTTTGGTAAAGATAGTAATTTAAGAAAGGAGTTTATGTTCGCATGAGTGATTTAACAAACTATATTAATGATGGTAACCAATATTACCCATTGTCAAATGTTGCTGCGAGAGAGTGGAAATCATTTGCAATGTACACCGTTGAAAACCGTGCGATTCCAAATATGATTGACGGACTCAAACCTGTACAAAGGTTTTACTTATACTCCAGCATTCAAAACACAAAAAGAGATTTCAAAAAAGTTTCCGCTGTTTCTGGTATTATATCAGACTACGGCTACAATCATGGCGAGGGGAGCGCCGCCGGTTCTGGTCAGCTCATGGCCGCGACTTGGAATAACAACATTTGCTTAGTTGAAGGCCGAGGCTCCTTTGGTACAAGACTAATCCAAGACGCCGGTGCCCCTCGTTATGTCTATACTCGACTACATGATAATTTTAATAAGTACATTAAAGATGTAGATTTGAGTCCAGTACATGAGGACCCAGAGCATGAGCCACCTGCTCATTACTTACCAGTTATCCCATTAGTATTAGCAAATGGCACTAAGGGTATTGCGACTGGTTTTGCTACAAATATTCTACCACATTGTCCAGAAAGTTTAGCTGAAGCTTGTGCTGAATATTTACGAACAAATAAAATTGCTCCAGATACTATTAAGGTAAAATTCCCAGAGTTCGATGGCACAGTTGAACAAGACCCACTCGAGCCTAAGCGATATACCGTATTTGGTGTTTATGAGAAGACATCTAAGACACAACTTACAATCACTGAAGTACCCTATGGACTAGACAGAGAAGGGTACGTAAAGGTATTAGATAAACTTGAGGACGACGGTGATATAGTATCCTACGAAGACCTTTGTGATAAGAGTGGCTTCAAGTTTACAGTTAAACTCAAGCTTGCATCATCAGCAAAATGGAATGATGCTAAAATAATTTCTAAGTTTAAGCTATCAAAAGTACTCAGCCAGAATTGTACTGTGATTGACCAAGATGGTAAATTACGAGAGTACGATGATGTGCGTGAGTTGGTAAAAGACTTTTGTGATTATCGTTTCGGCGTATTGCAGAAGCGTATCGATAAGAACCTTGCAACATTTGAAGCAGCAAAAATATGGCTACAAATTAAGATGGAGTTTATCCAACTTGTACTTGACGATAAAATCACATTTAAAAATAAGAACAAAAAGCAAATCGGCGATGACATTAAAAATATCATACCAGAAGCAACAGCTCTGGTCGACCGACTATTAGCAATACCATTTTCTAATTTGACATCAGAAGAGATTCTGAATTTGGAAAAACAAATCAAGCAAGCTGAAAAGGACTTGGATTTTTGGAATAAAGCAACTCCTAAAAAGCAATTCTTGAGTGATTTAAAACTTATATAATGGAGATACTATGAAATACTCAGCAGAGTTTATGAAAACACTTGGATATTACCAGTATGGTTATTATCCAAACGGAAAATTTGATAACACTATAAAGCCAATATACGATGGCAAAGGTGTTAAAAACAGATGCCTCGACCATCTTAAAGATAAAGATGTTAATATTGACGACCTTATCATTATCGGCAGAAATCTAGAAAGGTTTACTGAAGGCCGTGATGCTATTGAAGCTGTTCAAGCTGCGACAGAATCTCAGAGAATCAATGTACTCGAACCGAAGCTAAATAAAATTAAAGGAATGTACGATGACCTGTGGGTTAAACAAACTCTATCAAGTTTGCATGACGAATGGAAAAAAGAGCAAATCAACCCAGTAGCCGAAGAGAAAAAATTCTGGGCGTCACATCCTGAGCTTGAACAAGTAACTACGGCAACTACAACAAATTCAGCTGGCACTGTATATCAAACAAAACGATTAGCTGGTACAGAATATAATTTTCATGTTAACTACACTGTCGATGGGCCTGAGGCTACATTGAAAGTAAACTTTAGTAGAAAAGGAGTTAAGGGCCTATCCATGGAACAGTTATTTGAATTATGGCAAAAAGAATATCCAGAGCTTGAAACTACTCCAGCCGGAGCTGAAGGCGAATATATTATTGCGGACTTTGGTTCAACAGAAGATACATTAGACTTTTTTATAGAGGCAGCACAAAATGAATACCAATAATACTGAAAAAGATACATGCAACATGTGTGGCATTGAAACTGAATACACTAAAGATACTCATATTGATATGCGATATGGATATGTAGAAGGTGCAGGACAATTCTGCAAAGCATGTTATACAGCAGGAATTGACACAGACAAAACTTTCGTACACCAATATGAATAAGCTCTGGACTATTTGGAAATATGCTCTAGGTGGTTTTTCTGACGACAAGACTGAGCCTTATGACAACTACGTTGCATTATTAAGAACACTTATAGTTGGAGTTAACTTCTTAACTTGTTTCTTTATTATGGCTAACGTTGTTCACAACTGGTAATTCTACCAATTTTTAATATAAAGCATAAATGACCTGGGGAGAGTTTCTCTCCAGTTTTTTGCAAACATCTTATCAAAGTTACTGTTGTCTTGTAAATAAACTCTACCCATATCAATAAATGGTTTAACAACAGTATCTCTCCAGTTTTCAAAGCGTTGATCGCTACCATAGAAAGCTTCCCAATGAACTCTCACCGCAATAAATCTTACTTGCGTACCAAGAAAATCTAAATTATCTTCATGTAGTATATTGAACTCAGCACCATTAGCTGATACCTTGAGATAATCAATATGGTCAATGTCGTTATAGTCAATGAGTTCCATTAAAGACATAATTTTTGTGCCTTCTGCAGGTTTTCCATAACAGCCACTAAGGTCAACTTCAGTTTTTCCCATAGCTGCACAGATAGGCATAAGTTTTGGAAGTTCATGTTGCATTTGGCCGATGTAAGTTTCAGAGCAATTTTTAATAGCAGTTTTAAGTAAATTACGATTTGGCTCAATCATAAAAACTTTTTTGGCACCAGCGTCTAAAGCTTTGGCTGAAAACATTCCAATATTTGCACCGATGTCAACTACAACATCCTCTGGTAAAATCTCATACCACCAGTCGTAATCTCGTGTTTGGAAAAATGTTTTATAAAGCTCGCTTATGTGATTAATAGATAAATCAGCTGTGTCTAGCTCGAAGGTAAGGTTGTTGGGTTTTGAAAACATTATATAGTTCGCCTCGTATAAATAGTATAATAAACAATCATTGGAATTTATTGTATGATTAATAACTATTTATCGAGCGCAGGATTTAAAATAATCTTCAAACGATTACCGAATGTAGAATTTTTCTCTAATAAAATTCTGTTGCCATCTGTTACCACAAACGCTGCTAAAACTGATACGCCTTTGCGTGCTTACTATTCAGTAGGTGACCATTTAGCATATGCTGATTTAGATTTGACATTTATTATTGATGAAGATATGAAGAACTATAGAGAAATTTATGATTGGTTAAAAGGTATTGGTTCTCCAGATTCATTGGACCAATATGACGAACTAAAAGATAGTGCTGATGGCGATACATCAGATATATCAGTACTGATATTAAACTCTCACAAACAACCAAATCTTGAAGTTACATATTTAAATGCAATGCCGATTGGTTTAACTCCAGTGAGTTTAGACTTATCAAACCAAGATGTTATCTATCCAGAAGCTACAGTGACTATGAGATACGATGCATTTGATATTAAAAAATTAGGTTGACAAACCGCACAATACCTGTTATAATATACATTTATTATTAACAACGAGTTTTGCTATGGATACGAATGATATAAGTCAAATGTGGGCACAAGATGCTCCTATCGACGAAACAAATTTAGTTGGAGAATCTAAAAAGATTCCCGTACTACACAGCAAGTACTACAATCTTTATTACAAAGAAGTACTTCGCGTCAAAAAATTAAAAGCCGATTATAAACAACTTGAAGCTCTTAAGCGTGAGTATTACGATGGCTCAATGGCTGAAGAAGATTTAAAAGAGCAAGGCTGGAAGCCATATCAGAAAAAAGTATTGCGTAACGAGGTCGATAAATATATACAGAGCGACAAAGATATTATTAAATTGAGTTTGACCATTGACTATCATTCAGCTAATGCAGACTACCTTGAAAATATCGTTCGTACAATACATAGCAGAAATTTTATAGTTAAAAATATGATTGATATTTTGAAATTCCAAGCTGGTGATTATTAATGAATTGGTGGGATAAGTTTTTAGAATGGGGTTGGCAGAACGAAGCCAATCGACAATTCGAAGAAGCTCAAGAAAAAGAAAAAAAAGTCATCGATGTAATGAAAGATGATGTTGACCCAGAAGAAATTACAATTGAAAATGCATACAAGACAAGGTGGATTTGGTACCATACAATTTTAGCTATTGGTATATTCTTTACAAATATATTATTGACAGCAATATTGTTAGTATTAGCAATTAAATTATGAGTGAACAGATAACCCTCGAGCCTATCAATTCGGTCCACATGAAAGTTGTTGCAGATAGCGGCACACTTATGGAATTGGCTGAGCAATTTAGTTTCAGGCCAGAAGGTTATCAATTTGTTCCTGCTTATAAAAATAGAGTATGGGACGGAATTATAAGATTATTTCAACCAATGCGACCAATTATCTATGTTGGTCTTTACCCACATATTAAAAAGTTTTGCGACGACCGCGGATATTTCTTATCTGCACCAGACCACATTGGATTAGATGAAGAATTTGATGATGATTATCCAACGCAATTAGCAGAAGAAATTAATTGCAAATTTAAGCCTCGTGATTATCAAACAGAATATGTACTGAATGCTTTACGCAAAAGGCGATCGCTCAGTTTATCACCGACTTCATCTGGTAAGTCGTTAATCATTTATCTTATCCAACAACATTACTTCCAAGCATTTGGACATCGAACACTTATTATCGTACCAACTATTTCTCTAGTACACCAAATGAAAGGTGACTTTATAGATTATGGCTGTGATGAAAACGACATTTATACAATACAAGGTGGAGTTGATAAGAACACAAGCTCACCGATTGTTATATCGAC